AGTCTGCGCCGCTCGTCGGAGTCAGTTGCGTATCGCACCATGTAGCGTAGATATAGCGGTCAGCCGCTACCCCGCCCGTGTTCACCTTGCAGATGTCCCAGTGAGAAGGTTGTGCCCCCGCTGCGGATGCAATGTTGAATCGCCATATACCCGCCGTTGTGTTTACGGCATAGGGAGCGGCAAACTCGAAAGGAACAAACCAGCGCCCAGCAGGATTATTCCCTGTCATTATCTCTGCCGTGGTCATGGTACGGCTTGTTCGCGTTGTCCATACGCCCAGCACGAACTCCTGCAAGTCCACCGTAACCGAGCGATAGCCCAAGACGTTGCTAGAACCGCCCGTGCGTAAGCAGATGACAATACCCTGACAGTTGCCAGCATTGGCGAACGTAACGTTTATCTGACGGGCAGTTGATAGCGCCTCTACAGTGTTACCATCCACACTGAGCTGATACGCCTCGACACGGTAAAACTCGTTGGTGGTGATGTCGGTGTCTTGCCTACTGATTAAGACTGCCATCAGACACCTCCACGCTTGCTTCGGCCAACTGCGCCTGTAGCTCAGCTATCTGAGCCTCGCGCTGCTCAAACCATGCGGCACGTTCAGCACCCCACGCCATGATGTCAGCAACTTGTGCAGTAGGCGCAAAATACGCGCTATTGATTTCGCCATTGCTAAACGCATAAAACACAAGAAGCTGCTCATTTTCTGTGCGTGTGTTTTTAATCTCAAATGTAATCATATTCTAACTTTCTTTCTTAACTTGCGTATCGACGCGAATTATAAGGCTGTCGGAATCCCTTGTGACTAGCTGAGTGCGAGACGCTAGCAGCGCCGAAACAATCTCTTGCGACCCCACGCGCACCAGTTCCGCCAAATTGTTCAAGCTCTTCACCGCCGCGTTTAGCCCTTCCACAAGTGGCTCAATGTCTTCTGGGCCGAGAGATTCAGCGTTTATGTCCGCTATTTGTTTGGCCGCGTCTTCAATCGTGTCGCAGAGCAATTTAGCAGCTGTCGTCTGTAGCTCCGCGCTAGGAAGCCCGCTAAGTGCTTCGATGAGTAGATCCACAGCTTCCGCTTGCGAGTCTGCCGTAACGGGCGCGTCAGGGAGCACTTCCTCCTCAGATAGAAGCTGCGCGTGCTCCGACGCGAGGCGCGCATGCTCTGCGATCACCTCGTCTGGCGTTTCGGGGGCAAAGGTTATAATTCGCCCGTCATGTAGCTGCGCTTGCTTCATGCTGTCCGGTTCCCCCCTTGGTCAAACTTCTGAACCGGAAAAGCGGGTTGCGGACCTGCCTCATTTTGATTACGCGCTTGCCCCGGGGCGTTATTAGCGCCTGTGTCCGCTTGCGCGCCTTGCTGCGCGGGGTCTGTGGCTGGGTCGCCCGTAGAAGGCTGCGGTTGAGCCGCTTGCTTTGCTGCCATGGCGTTCAGCGCAACCACCGAGGGCATGCCCTCGATGATGAGCTCTTCCTCGTCCATATCAAGAAGGTCGGCGTACTTACGGGCTAGCACGGTGCCGCTTACGCCACCCAACTGAATCATGTACGGCATGCCGCGCTCCATGTTGGCCAAATCCATTGCTTTATTCGGACGACCGCTCGAACCTGCCTTAATCTCCAAGAATAGCTCCTCGGTAATCTGTTGTGGGTCGAGCGACGGCCATACCGCGCCAGGTCCTGCGATCTTTTTGGCAGTCGATTCGTCAACCATGGTCAAGAGAATCTGCCCAGCAGCGCGGGCGATTTCGGTCAAAAACTCATCAAGATCATCGACGTTTGAGGCAAGCGTGGTGTTGCGTGTGCTCTCGGCTATGGTTGAAGCCGTGGCGGTGCTGTCTCCGCCTGTCTGCCCCATGTTAGCGTCCTGCGTGCCCACCCCAAACATAATGTCTTTCATGATGGCGCTGGTGTCGTAAAGCGCAGGGTCGATGCCTACGGGCTTGTGGGCTTGGATCAGCTGGTTGATGTCGCCGTCAAGTGAATTCAACTCGAAAACGGTGTGCGCAGGCGCGTTTTTCAGTCCTGCTTTTTCTGTTTCCTCCATCATGCCCTTACGCATGAAATACTTAGGGCGATTTGCTACGCGGTGCTCACGTAGCCCTTGCCGCGCGTTATTGTACTCGCGTTGCGGGTGCTTGAGGTAATGCACATCTGACATCGGGAAAATCGCTTTAGAATCTTCCACGTCATTGAACGTCAGCGGAAAAATAGTGTAAAACCCCGACACTTGAAGCTCTGGCGCGGCAGGCTCCTCAACAAAATCAGGCCACCCTTCCACCAAGGTAAATACTTGCCCTGTGCGACGGGATTGCACCCGCCAGACGCGTGCGGTACCACCCCGAGATTTGTTAGTGCTGTTGCTTCGGCTAGTGTCATTGGTGCCGCGTTCTTCGTCCATGCGGTCGCCTGTTGTCTGCCCGCTAGTGTCCTCGCCTGCGGTCACTGGTTGACCGCTACGATATGCTTTGAAACTCGTCCGCACGTCCACCTTATAAACCTGCTCGATCTGCTCAGGCGTCATGTCAAATTCTTTGGTGACGTAATCCGCCCCAATGAACCCGCGAAGCTGTTTGCACGCGCGATGCGGAATGATAGTAGCCGATTTAGGAAAATCGAACGTCATTCCCTCGCGGGCGATTATCATCTTTGCGTTCTGCAAATCCACTATCATAGAGCGCAGCTCTTCATTCTCAGGATCATCTGACGCCATAATTTTATCAATACGGTCTTGCAGTTTTGTCTCAACAAGTGAGATCTGCTGCGTCATATCGTCAAGTTTGCGTATGACTTCTGGGTCTTCCTCTAGGACACGCTGGTAGCCAAGCTCGACGTAAGCCACGCCGCAAGTCTTCGCTCTGCGCACGCACTGTTTCATTTCTTGTTTGAATCCTGGCGAGCTCTCGCCTGTGTAATACTCAAACAAAAGCTCAAGGGTTTTGCCAAGACGATCAATCATCTGGTCGTAAATGCGCGCGTCCTGAATTTCTTTAAGAATCTGCATGGAGGTAGGGTCGCCAGTTTGCGCCATTTGAAAAGCAGCCACTGCGCTTTCTTTGGTGCCATCCCATGCTTGGAAGCGCAGTTTTTTCTTGCGCTTAGCTTGCGCTTTTGGGTTTTTCGCATAAAGCGCCGCCACCGTCAGATTTATGTGGCGGTTGATAATCGGCACCGTATAATTCTTGGCTTGCACCCATTCTTTGTCCGCACCAAAAAGCGCGTATTGCATATCTTCCCGCATGCGGTCAAAGTCGTCTTTGAAAAACGCTTTATCCAAGCGGATTTCAGATTGCCATTGCATGACAAGCCTGCGGCGCGCTTCATCAACTTTTGGCGGCTCGCGCGTTATCGGCTGTGTGTTTTCGCCAGCTGCAGCTTGCCCTAGCGCGTTCATTATGCCTGGTGCTTCATCGCCTGTTGGCGCTTGCGGTGTCATCGGGCCGCTACCCGCCATCATGTCAGCCATATCACCACCCCTTTGCGTTTTTCACTAAACGTAGCTCTCTTGCCTGCGCCACGCTCGATTTCTTTATCCACCCAATTGTGCCCACCTTCGGCTCGGCTTCTTTCTCGGTTACTCGAGCCGCACCTATCTCCGACATTAATCCTATACCAATCCATGAGCAAAAATCAACAAAATCGTCATGGGTTCCATAAGGGAATTTCAAAAGCTGGTTCTTTGCATCTGACCACCAAGGCGCGTGGCGAGGGAAATGCACCATGCCAAGCCCCATCCGGCCTTGGATTGCGCGTGCGCGTGTCGATTTATCTTTCGATGGCGTCACCGGTTTAAGAGACGTGCTGAAAACTCTGTTGGCAATCATCTCGCGCTTCAAGAATGGCCCGAACGATTTAGAAATAAGCTCGCTCTCCATCCACCACACTTGTGGCTTATGTGTTTTCATGTGGCGTATCATTTCTTCCACCGTTTCATCGGTTTCCATCTTCGCCCAAGTCACGTCGGGGGCAATCCAAATATGATCGTTCTCATCTACGCCGAAGCAGCCAAGTACCGTCGAATCTGCTTGCTGCTTTTTACTCACCGCATGATCCGAAGCGCCATACCAGCGCAGGTTTTTTGGCAGGTCAGAAGGCCCGTACTCTAACAGCGTTTCTTCCGTAAAATAGATACCTTCGCCTGGCGTTGGCTCGCCCATGTAGAGTGCGCCAAATACGCGGTCGTCAGACAGCTTTGCTTCCGCCAAAAACTCCAAAGACTTGCGCTCTTCCCAGAGCGACACCATCGGCACGGTGCCGAATTGCTCCTTGATGAAAGGGTCTGTTTGTTTTTCCAGTGTCAACCCAAGTGCTTTCGCAAGCTCAGGGTCAGTCACCACCGCCGGTAGATTTATGTACGTCCAGCGGTCGGCAATGCCCTTGTATTTTTTATTGCGCTCGGGGTGACTCGGGTCGCATAGCCTGCCGATTAAATCGTCTTCGTGCCATCGTGTGTGCACCACAATTATGGCAGAATTTTTATGGCAGCGCGTCATCGCCACCGAGTTAAACCATTTCCATACGCGCTCGCGATAGGTTTCTGATTGTGCTTCCTCATCGTTTTTTATTGGATCGTCAATGAAGAATACGTCAGCAGATTTACCCGTACCCGAACCGCCTACGCCCACAAACGCCATCTTACCGTGGCGGGTGGTGCCAAGATTGTCCTTTGCTTCGCTGCCGGTTTTAAGCTCAAAGCTGGGGAATATGCTTTTGAATACCGGGTTGGTCACAATGTCGCGGACATCTGCGCCGAACTCCGCCGCAAAGTCGCCGTTATACGCGCCTAGCATCATCTTACGACGAGGGCGGCGGCCGAATAGCCAGGCGGGCGCGCCGCGAGACAATACTTCTGATTTTCCTAGCTGAGGGCCTACCGAAACGCAAACCCGTTTGAGTTCGCCTTTGTCCACCTTCTCGATGATCTGGCAAAGCAGCTTCGCTAAAGGCGTCACTTCAAAGGCGCTATACTTGGGGTCGTTAGGGTGATCAGGATCAGGGCGCATGAGCTGCATAAAGTCAATCATAGAAGTCTTGGCGCGTTCCATCTGCTCCAAGCGGCCTGTGCGCATGTGGAGGAGGGCTAAGTCTTTATCTGATAGGCTACTGAGATCCACCGCACACCTCTTTACATTCTTTTGGATATTTTCTGCAGAATAGAAGACATTGCTGCTTCACGCACGAATCTGATGCGCAATTAGTTACGGGATCAAGCGGCTCAGGTATTGCGCTTGCGTCGCAGAGCTTCTGAGAGCTTGGTGCGCATGCCGTCAACGTCATCATTGCCAGCAACAATACCATCTTGAGCGAGGTTTTCTTTTGCATTGCGTAACTCTTCCTTTATGTTTCTGTTCTCTTCGGATTTAGCGCCCGCGCGGTAGATGGCCGCCGCCATGCCGAGCACTGTCGCAATTATCGCTGCGCGTTCTACTATCGCCAGCCACCTACTCGCAAGAAAGCTGCTTATGGCGGCCCACATTAGCAGGCTCCATCAGTTCCGTGGGTGGGCACTTTATCTTTCATGCTATCAGAGTGGCCTGTCGTAACCGCGCCTTTTTTACCAAAGCCAGGGCGCTTACCTTTTTTGTCAGCGCCGCCAGTGTTGTATTCGTATTTGCCCGCGATGGCTTTTTTCACCCACTCGTTGCCTTTTTCAAATTTAGCCATGGCTTATTCCTTTTTAGATAACGTCTGGTTCGCCGTCGGTTTGCGGCATTGGTTTTACTTTTTTCTTCGGCTTCATGGGAAGCCCGCGAGTTGTGTCTTCCTCCATGCCGGGGCTGATGCCTTTCGGTGTGAGCGTTTTCTTGATGACGCCTTTTAGCGGCATTTCTGGCATTTTTGCTGGCATGACTATCCTCGTTTAAGATGTTTGTTGATGAATAAAATTCCGCCGATCACTGCAGCCAGTGTGACTAATCCAGCGATTGCCCATTGGAAAGGGCCGCTCCCGTTGAGTACGTCGCCTGCCTCGCCGATCGCTGTGCCCACGCCCGCCACGATAGGCAAGGCGAGTGTTGCAGACTGTACCGTCACCATTGGCTTTGCCGCTACTTCAACGGCCACGGTATTAGTGGCCACTTCCTGTCCTGATGCCCAGAGCCCCGCTTCAACCGCGCGGCGATTGACGAGCCCTTTGCTCACTTGCAGCTTTCCGTTGATGCGCGTTTTATTCCATTTTGCAAGTTCGGAAGGCACGCTGTCGTAATCGCCTGCGTTGAGCTTTTTCAGCAAAGAAGACGTGAGGAAACCGTCGCCTGTTTTCTTGCCGCCGAGGCCCACGTTGAAAGCAAAGCTCACCAACGCTGCAAATTGATTGTCGGTGAGGTCAACCGTGACTGCGTCCTCTACCGCATGCTCGAAGCGCGACAAGTCAATCTTCAATAGCGCCTCGGCTCTCGCTTGGGTGATCTGTTGGCCTGCGCGAACGTCAGCGCCTGTGTGACCGTAGCCAATAGTCAGCGTGCCCGCGATTTTCTGCCCTGCCGTTGTTGGTTGCGTCGGAAAAATTGCGTCATCGTAGGCGTAAGGCACAAAGCCTTCCCATTGTTTCAGTTTTTCGAGTGCCTCTGGTGTAATGTGCCGCATATAACCCCCTTATTATTTTTTCTGTTGAGTACGGACAAGCCAGTCTAGCTTCTCTTCCATGCGCGCCAGCCGCGTTGACAACTCGGCTTTTTTCAATTCTGCCACGTCGCTTTGCATGACGGCTGCTTGCGCGTTTGCTGTCCATGCGTATGACACGCAGCCAACAACCAGAGCTACAAATAAGCTCGCGAATACAGCAGCCCATTGTTTGCTTATGACAAGTGCGCGATCGGTGGCCATACTAAAAACCTCCTTGAAAAAAGGCGGGGAGCACAGAGGCGGCTCCCCCAAGCTCGTCAGCAAACGACGGTATATTTGCGACGAATACGAGCCCCATGAAAAACGCGAGAAAAGCGGTTTTTAGCCAGTCTGCCACTTTCGTGGTGGTTGGGGTCAGGCCGAAGCCGATTGCATACGCCAGCGGCCCTAAAACCGCCATTGGCGCAGCGTAGGGCATAATAGGCAGCGAAACGATAAGCCATTTGAGTCCCATGCACCCCCAGCTATAGGCTGGGTGGTAAATTGAAAATGGGCCGAAAAACTTTTGCGAAAACCACCGCACGCCAAGCTTTTCTATGAGTTCTGGGTCGTCTGCCAACAGCGCCACGCCTTTCATTTGGTAGAAATTGCCATGCCCGAGCGAAAAGCCCCATAGCGCTATGGCGGTGCTGATCGCCGCGTACTCCCAGCCGTAAAGCACTTTTGAAAACACGAATAGCCCTAAGCCCAAAAGCACGTACGAAAGCCAACGCCCGTGCTTCAACGTGCCGATGCCGTGCAGTCTTCCTGAGATGACTACGCCCGAGAGCAGAAGTGGGTAAGTGATGATTAGCGCCATTATCAGCCCCATTCAATTAGTAATACGCCACCCGCACCCGCAGCCCCAGATGCCGCTGAATATCCACCCGCACCCCCTGAACCATAAGCGCGACCAGCTTCCGCTACGTTGGTCACCGCGCCATTGCCCTTGCCGCCGCCACCCCAGAATGAAGCTCCACCCGCACCTCCACCAGCCGCGTTACCCTGTGCAATACCATAATCGCCACCGCCGCCCTCAATAGACATGGTTGCGTTTGTAGCTGCTCCGCCGCCGTTACCACCAGCCGAGGTATTTAAGCCTGTTGACCCACCAATACCAGCAGGAGCAGTAATTAATGTCCCTGCCACGTTAATAGTCGAAGCCGTGCCTGTCGTTCCCGCGTTACCCGATGTGCCACCAGCGCCGCCGCTGCCGATAACATAGGGGTGAGTAGATGATGCGGTCAATCCAGTGGCAAAATAAATCGCGGTTGTTCCTGCTCCGCCGCCTTGACCTGTAGCACCGCCGCCGCCTGCTCCTCCACCTGTAATCGTAAACTTAAAGCGCGTAGATGGTGTGGCGTCGGCTGGTACTGTGAAGTTGCCAGAGCCGCTAGTAATGACTTGCTGCCCTTTAGGCGCAATGTCTGACGTCAGCGCCATGATTCCTGCTGCGTCAGGGATAGTGATTGTGCGGTTCGCGGTGAGCAAATCGACATTGAACGACAAATATCGGGTGCCTGCGGTATTCAGGAAAGAGCAGCTCGGTGCGTGGAGTATCTTGTTATAAAGAACCTGCGTCGAGCCGAGATCGCAGTAGTTCGATAAATCAATCGGCCCGAATTCCAGTGCCGACCATTCATCCGGCGATGGGTCTGTATCAGCGATGCAGGCAGCACCTGCGCCTTGCGTCGATAATACTTTGCTGGTTGCACCATCAATCAAATCCGTGCCGGAACGGTTTATTGTGACCGTATTCGCGCCAGACGTCTGTTTTTCAATGCCTACGTTGAAAGGCAGAGTCAGCGTCGATATTTGCGGCAGCGTCACCGTGCGGTTGCTGGCTGTGGTGTCAAGCCGAATGAGCTTGCCGTTATCGGCTTGCGTTACAGTGTAATTGCCTGCTACGAAAACCACGTCCCGCCACAATGAGCTAGCGACCGAAGCTGCCGCGTTTGCTGCCGAGACCGCTGCCGCAGAAGCTGAGCTTGATGCAGCTGATGCGGAGCCCGATGCGGCAGTCGCCGAAGCGGAGGCAGCGGTCGCGGAGCCCGATGCGGCAGTTGCAGAAGCAGCCGCTGCGTCGGCAGAGGCTTCCGCAGGCGCCAAAAATTGATTCAAATCAAGCATTATGATCCATTTGCCTGCCGCCAAATCGGTAGAGAAAGTGTCAGACGTATGTGCCACAAGGCAGCGATAGACGTTGTTTCCTTGGTAAACGCCATCGCGCGGCACATAAGCGTGCGCAGTCTCCCAATCTTCGAGCGTTGCGAAGCCAAAATCTACTTCGGGGGAAAGCTGGTCAATGCCTACGGAATTGTTAGCCAGAGCGCCGTCATCGCGCTGAATAATGGCCAAATTTGCGCAAACCTGTTGCGAGAATGTTTTGATTAAATGCAGCTGCGTGTCAAGGTCCGCGCCCGGTAAGGGGTCGGATGGATTGGCTGTCTGCCAGTCGCTGAAATCGTATGTGGGAACGTAAGCTGTAGGCTGCGCCATAGTTTCCTGCATTTTCGATGGAGGGTTTTGCTTGGCGAAAGCAGGTGCAGCCGATACCGTTCTGGCCACTATAGCGCGGCTTGGTGAAACTGTAAAGCAGGAATTGAGCTAAGCTGCTATTAGTCGAGCTTGGCGAATCGGCGCCGCTCCCAAGTTGCAATTCGATGGCAATTAGCGCAGCGGACTTCGCACTTCTCAATCTCCTTGTCAGCACGGGCGATGCTCTTGGCAAAAGAAACCAGCACTTCCTTCTCGCCCCTCACATGGTCAAAATCTAAAGCGGCAGGGTGTGCGTTATACCCGCAGTCCCTGCACCCCCGTTCTATTTTTACTTTGTTCAAGTATTCTCGAATATTTATGGCGCGTTCGTTAGCTTTTATGCGCTTCTCTGCCTTCCTCTCGGGGGTCAGACCGGCCCACCATTGCTTCCGATACGCTAGCCGGTCCGCTCTATCCTTATGCGGCATTTTCGTATGATTCGGCAAATATGTCAGGTCGGCATGGGTAGAATTCGCCTCTAGTACCACGGATTATCCAATCGCCTGGGTTTGCGTCCATTTTACCTTCGAGGGTGTCAATGTGCATGGTGTGGCTTGATCCGCTATCTACTCCGCCAAGTCCCGCTGCGCCATGTGCTGCCATCCAGTCCGCAATTTCTCTAAAACTCTCAGGCGTGCCCGCAAATTGGATTGCGGAAATCGTGATTGGTTTTTTGCGAAAAAATCTGGCAGTCATGCGTTGGCTTTCGGTTGTGATTTTTTGCAGAATATGCCCGTTTTCATTTTTGGTCAAGATGTTTCTTCGGGCGGTACCAGTTGCGAGCGGTATGGCCACTGTACGGGGCAAATCTTTCTCTGTCGGTTCGCCAGTCGAGCTTGTTAAAAACGTGGGCGAGTGCGCCGAACAGCCACTCGACAGCGACTGCGAAAACTATGAAACAAAAAAGTAAAAATAAAATGTGCATGGATGCAGGTTTATCAGTTTGGCGGGTCGGTGTCAAATAGAAAAATACTAGGCTTTCTGCCTTGTCGCGACGACTAGGTCGTTTTGAAAATTTCGCAGATTGGTCGGGGCGGGGGCCTGGCTTGCTGGCACTACGTTCCCCCCTCCCCCACGGGGGTCGGGCGGGCTGGCGCAGGCGCAGGCAGGGGAGCGCATCGCCCATCATGCAGGCGCGGCTATGGCTCGCCATGCAGGGCAGGCGATAGGGTAGGGGGGTGGGTTCGGGGGGTAGTGCCTATGCAAGGCAGTGACTAATCAAGAAAGTCAAGCGGTTCAGCGTCAATAATCTTTGCATTGCTTGAACGGTTCGCCATTTCTTGTTCGAGCGTTTGACGCAATGCCATGATATCGTTAGCGCTCATGTTGCTGATATCTTGAGGCGGCGCCTCAGTTTCTCGCGCCTTTGGGGGGACAAAGCCAGCGCCCGCCGCTAAAATTGTTTTGGCAATATCCCATCTAATGCGCGGGCTAGTGCTTTTCTTGGTTAGCAGCTCTTCGGCTATGTTCATAGCCTTCAAAGCAAGGGCGCCGCCTAGCCTATGCCGCAAGGCGTGGGACATGGCGGGCAGAAAATCAGGGTTGTGCAATTCCCGCGCTATGGACGTTTCGGGGTGAGAAAAACCCGCCTTTTTGCCCCCTTCCATCATCGTGCAGCCTTCCGAAACGGCTAGCAAAAATTGTTTAAGTGCATGATTTTTATCTATTTTGTTTAAGTGCATAAGCCATGACTCCCTAACCGCATTTTTGCACAATCCACCACTCAATGCAAGCGCTTATTTTGCGCCTAATCCCCGTCCTGTCTCACTAATCGCCGCGACTAACCGCCCGCCTTGCCTTTCTAGGGGTGCAATAGACTAGCCCCGAGCGAAGCGATAGGGGCGCGGGCTATTCCGCCCCCTTCCCCCTCCTTTAGGAGGGGGGCATTTTTGTCTTAGTTTATCCTATTGAATAATAAAAAGAATAAAACTCCGACAAGCCCGCTTGTCTTAGTATCGCTCGCCGCGACTAAATGCAGGCGCTAACCCGCGCTCACTAAGGGCTAGAAACTCCGACAAAAACCGCTGTCTTAGTTTGTCTTAGTTTATTTTGGAAACTCCGACAAACTCCGACAAGGGGGCTTGTCTTAGTTTATTTTATCGCCGCGACTAATCTTTTATAATCAAGCGTTTGTCATTTTGTTTTCATTTTTGATAAAAAAAGTGCTTTACATTACTAATCGCCGCGATTATGCTGCATCTTAGGAATTGCGATTCCTGCGAGTGCTGGCAATCATGCCACCCGCTAATTGAAAGAGGTTTATTATGGCTTTTACTACATTTAATCACGGGCGCATTGCCCGCTTCGGTGCAGGTGCAACCATTCTACGAGCTGCAACCAATGACGGATTAAGCGACGAGCAGCTGCAAGCGGCGGCGCCTTCCGTTTTTGCTAACGAAGCGCACGGCTCGCGCTCTGAGCGATACACCTACATTCCGACAAGCGAAGTCTTAAAGGGTTTACGCGCTGAAGGCTTTGTGCCTTTTGAAGTAAGGCAGGGCGGCTCGCGAGATGATGAAAAGCGCGCCTTCACTAAGCATCTATTGCGCTTGCGTCACGCTCACGATTTAGAGAAGCAAGCGGGCGAGAATGTCCGCGAGCTGGTTATGCTCAACGCGCATGACGGCACAAGCAGCTATAAGCTCATGAGCGGCGTTTTTCGCATCGTTTGTAGCAATGGCTTAATCGCATCTATTGGCGAAGCTACCGAGCACCGCGTCGCGCATAAAGGCGATATTGTCGGTAATGTCATCGAGGGCGCCTATCGCATCATCCACGAAAGCGAGCAAGTAACCGCCGCGATTGAAGATATGCGCAGCGTGCAATTGTCGGTTAGTGAACAGGACGCCTTCGCGGAAGCGGCGCTCGCGCTTCGCTATGAAGAGGGGAAAGCGCCCGACGTACTGCCCGCCATGATACACCGCGCCCGCCGTAGTGCCGACGTAGGTAACGACTTGTGGCGGACGTTCAACCGCACGCAGGAAACGCTCATCAATGGCGGCGTGCACTATACGCACCGCGCCGCAAATGGTGCACGCTCGCGCCGTGAGTCTCGCCCTGTCAATGGCATTGACGGCAACGTTGCGCTTAATCGCGCTCTGTGGGTATTAGCTGACAAAATGGCGGAGATTAAAGGAGGCTCGCCGCTCGCCGCTTAGGGCTTTGCACAGGCGAGGGATTAGCGCCCCTCGCCGATGCAGCGCCTTTGCTGCGATTAACACTGAAACCCTGTAAACAGGAGAGAGCGACAACGATATGACTAACTTAATCGAGTACAAAATAGAGAAACGCGCAAAAAGCGGATGGGTGGCAATCACCAACATAAAGATAGATGACGTGCCCGCCACTGCTACCGAGTTAGCAGGCGAGCGCATTTTGCGAATCAGCACGCGCAAGCACTCCTTTAACAGCTTTGCCATATCAAGCGCGAGCGTCCACACTGCACGCCCTAGCGGGCATGGTTACACCACTGAAACGCACGCTATGGGCATGGGCACGGGTTGCGGCGATTACAGCGCCACAATCCTACGCGATGCACCCGCTCGCATCACTGAGCGAGTGATTAGGGGCATGCACCTGAAAGCACTGCGACAAGTGGACGATATACGCGAGGCGGCGCTTGCTCACTACGCCGCGCAAGAATTAGCTAAGGAGGCTTAATCATGAAAAAACAAACTTATGTAACATTTACGAATGAAAGCGGCGCGGACTTGCAAAAGCTGAGCCTCAGACAAGTGGACGCTGAAATGGAGAGCGGCGTTGTAGTTTTAACCCTTGGCGAATGGCAAGACGCGGTTGATTATGTTGCTGCTAAGACGCCACCACGGGCAATGGCAGAAAGCGACCTCATCGAGCTTGTGAAAAAGCAATGCTTGCTTTGGGCAGTGGAGGAAGACGAAGACAACGCTGAGCAAGACCCTGACAAGGATGTGACGGTAGAGACGCGCCACGCTGAGCATTTTGCGAGCTTCATAGCAGCATTGCAGGGGGTGAGCTTATGAAAACCTACAAAACGATTGAAGACATCGACGACGAATTCGGCATGGAATTGGGCATGGATGGCGACCCCGTGCAATTTGAATATGAGGCGGGCGCTATTAGCCCCGAGATTGCAAAGGCGAATGAAGAGCGGCGCTTGCTGACTATGATTGACGGGGCAGGCGATGGCGTGGCGTTTGTAATAGGGCTAGCATGGGTTAATCGCATAGCGTACTACGCGACCGAAAAACCAATGCCAGAGGCGCTTTATAACTCGCGCTTGATAGTGGAGGGCTAGCCAATGTTACAACGTAAGCCGCGCATTGGCGAAGTACTAGAATACAACTCGCCTATATCACAGGGGCGGAAGTTCACCGTTACACGGATTGAAGGCAACCTCTTGCACTATAAAGAGGGGCAAGAGGTTGCCTTATAATCTGGAATTTTAAAGACGGGCTGAATACCTGCCTATCTCATACAAGCAAGGAGTAAAGAATCATGACCATGAGCAAATTAGACATTATCAACGACGTGGTGGCGAATGGCTACCGCAAAGTTAAGTGGACGGTGGCGGGCAAGAATCGCTCGCTAGTGATAGACGGCAGCACGGCAAATGCCATGCTTGCAGTAGTCAAAGCATTGAAGCCAGAGAACGCGGAAAAATACCTTGCTATGCCGTGGGATAGAATAGCGGATTTTGCGTGGAAAAATGTTTCATTCGGGGGAGGGCGCTAATCATGCAAACATTCGATTACAAGGCATTACAAGAGGAAGTGGACGCCCTGCCCTATGGCGAGCGCACAACGGCGGATTTTAGCCCTGAGCTAAAGCGCTACATAGCCGAGCGGGCAAGGCTAGGGCGTTTGGAGTTAGAGCGGCGCGAAAGGTTGAAACTTGCACCAAAAGGGCAGGCATCAACCAACGGCTATAGCGCTTTGCTTGGCGTTTGGTATTACACCAGCAAGGGACTAGATGCGGCGGTTGATGTGAACAAATGCTGGATGGCGACGCTAAAGAATCACCCGCTTTTGCGCTTAGAAGACTGGGCGCGATGGGAGCGCGAGCAAGCGGAGGGCGTGCCATGCGGATGATGATTGTTGAGAAAAAGAACCATTTGCACGTTCACGCGTATTGCTCAAGCGCGGAAAGCGCCGCGCAATGGTTGGCAGTCAATGCAGTGGATTATTGCAACCGTGGGTTATTTATGGACAAGACGCTAACGCCTAGCGACTTTGAAGCCATAGAAAGGAAATAGCCATGCAAAGCCGATACAGTGCAGAAGTGAAGCTCGGCTCGCCTATGATACTCGAGATAGGCGAACGGCTCAAAAAGGACAAGGCGACCGACTTCGTTTATGAAGAGCGCGGGCGCTGGGTGTATGGCGGAATGGAGCGAGCGCGAGAGGAGCCAGACGGGGAGTGGTTTAGCGTGGTTGATTACGTGGTATTTATGCACATAAGCGCCACCATGCCACGGCTCAATCGCAAAGCCCGCAAGCCTATCTTAGCGAAGCTTGCAGCCATAACCAACGGACTAACTGATAAACCCATTATGATATTGAAAGGATAGAATCATGCTAAAATCGATCAAAACAGCTTACGGAGCAGGTTGGAGGGCTGGATATACCCGCCGCCCGCTTCTCGTGCTGCAGGATGGCACAAAACGGCAAATTGATCCTATCAATCCCTATCTGGGATGGGCGCAAGTATTGCAGCGGATAGCTTACAAACAAGGCGTCGATAATGGAACGATTAAACGCATATATGATTGGAAGAGAGGTCGCAGCTTATGAATGAGAAACACAAAGCAATCGCGCTGGATATGGCAATGGAGGGCAAGGACTTCGCCTATATCGTGCAGAATCTGGCAAACAATCACGGCGTTAGCGCTGCAGCAGCAAAGGAAGTTGCCGCGTATGTTTGCACAGGGGCGAGGGCTGGCAATGATACGAAGCCACAACCACCCACAGCAGGCAGCTTTGCCAAGCGCAGCTCACGCAAGGCGCTTGCGGTAATCATAAAGTATTATGACCCTCGCGACCTTGAGACCAGCGCAGGCGACCTCATAGCTGACTTGATGCACCTGAGCGCACAAAAAGGTTGGACGACCATTAGAGGACAAAAAATCAAATTAGGCTTTGATTTTGAGGCAGCCTATACGGCAGGGCATCTTGATTTTAACGCCGAGCTATTAAAGGAGGATTGAGGCATGGACGCATCACGGATTTTACTATGGCGGGGAGTGCCTATTAGGCAAATGACGCAAGCGCAATTGATCGACGCATTAGAGTTTTGCGTAGCGCAGGCGCTTAGGAAGCAAGAGGCAGCCGAGCGCAGAGCAGCCCGCAAGGCGTCAAAGCTATACAGTTACAGCGAAGCAACCATGCGCGAGTATGAGCAGTATTTCGACAAATGCGAGACGGCGAATCGTATTCCGCTCACGCTCGAGAACTGGATTAAGCTCTTTAAACCAGACGAGGAGGGCATGTAATGGGTAAAACGTATTTTTTAGAAGACAAAGGCATTTATGTTTTTAACGGACACGGTGAGCCGAAACGAGTTGGCGAATCAGTGCAGATAGGACAATTGCCTGATGGCGATTGGTTTATGCGCGCTTGCAATGGCACCATCGTTATGACGGATAGGACAGGCAAGAACCCCGCTTACATTATCCGCGAGGGCAAGATGGAAGTGTTGCAGCCAACCGTTGAGGCGGGCGATGCGTAAAAAGCACTTCAAATGCAAGCGCATCAAGCCAGTGAAAATGACGCTAGCAGAAAAGACGTTGGCGGGCGTGATCGTCGTCCTCTCATTAATCGGCGCGGTGATACTAGGAACATTATTTAACGAAGGAAGGAATGGATAGCGGTATGGCTACAAGTTACATGAAACCCGATGAGGTGAGGCGTGCTGTTACGTTTCTCTACGGGAAAGAGGCAGGAGGGCAGCGAGCACTTGCTGCATCCATAGGTAAGCACGAATTGACGGTTAGCCGTTATGTGCGGGGCGTGGCGCCAGTGGGCGAAACGGAAGCGATACTGATTCGCCTGCTAGTGGAGCGGAAACGCCTCAAGAGCTGGCAGCTCAGTGAAGAACAACTATCAGCATTGGATTAGATTATGGAAACACAAGAGAGCCATTACAGAGACATTCCGAAAGAGTTTACAGTCACTGCAAAGGGCTGGGAGCTGTTAAAAGCTAAATTGTTTGGGCGTAAGATAGAAGAGCTGAGAATTACTGCTTACGTCTATAAGGGCAAAACCTACATAACGAGGATTTTATGACGACAGAACCTGAAACATTTGAGCACAGCGCCGTTTGCCATAAATGTGGCGTAAAGCACCAACCTAAGACCATTCGGATCGAGGCGGGCAAGGAGACCGCCACGCTAAAGGCGCCTTGCGCTGGGTGCGGGGCTATAATAGAATTGATATTCCACAGAGCAAGGAGCATGCAGCCATGACAACACCAAATAAAGACCGTGCTGCTTTTATGCTGTGGCGAAAAGAACGTACAGGTTATCCACCCTATCCACATGAGCATAACGAGCTTGCGGCTCAATGGGACAAAGGCGCGTGGGAAGGCTTCCAAGCCGCATGTGCTGAGAAAGACAAGGTGATTGCGGAGTTGGAACGGGTGATTGAGGTTGCCAGAAGTGAAGCCTACGCCGCATTGGTTCTTGGCTCAATGGATGCACCAAGCACAGGCTTTGTTCGTACCATTTACAATAAAACTACTGATTGCTTGTTGCAGCAAAAACTAATCAGAACCAAAGCACAAGGAGTGTAGCAGATGGGAAGTTTTGACACAGACGGATTAGCTAGACTGGCAATGCTTGGGTTTTGCTTTGCTCTGATTATAGCGGGCGGTATTGGTGGCTTTGCCGTAGCATCAATAATAAATTTGGGGAAGTTATGCCTGTAGAATATATTGATTATAACATTACAGCCAGACTCAGCATACCGAAACAGAGCGTGGTAAATACACCAGAGAAAATAGCTGATTTGCTAATATATGCACTTCGCCAGCAAAGCCCTCACTGGGAGTATGAAAACCTAATTGTAACAAAGGACAAACCATGACCAACGACCTTAACAAAGCACAAGGAGAGTAGCAGATGGCGACCACATATAAACTACCAGATAACACCTGCCCTATTATTGATGAGGTTATTGAGATTTTTGAAGATGGCGTAAAAAACGGCGTCAAATTACTTGAGCAAATACGAAAAGCCAATTCCCAGCTTCGTGAGGCTGCTGAGTGGTGGGAAGAAAACTACCAGCAACTTGAAAAGCGATGCGATGAACTAGAAGATGAAAATAGAGACTTGAGAGAAACAATTAAATTTTTGGAAGGACAAGTAGATGCCCGAAAAACCGCGTAAAGAGTTTTACTCAACATATAACCGAGAAGCATTCGCCGAAGCATGTCGCCCACTAATGGAATGGATAAACGATAACTGCCACCCGCATCATATCGTTGTGGTTGACCATACAAACGCTCAATTGCATGAAGGGCAAATGTCTTTTAACACCGATGATTATTTGAGGGATTAAACCATGACCAACGACCTTAACACCATCCCAGCTAGTGTGCGGGATAAATTGCGGGAGATAAACAGTATTGATGGTGAACGTTACTGGATGGAGATTGCTGCGACTGCCCTCCCCCTAAGCGAAAAGCTCTGCCAACCCAACATCGTTATTGTGGATTTGGATGATAACCCTATAGTTAAGCGCCTTGAAAACTTTAAACAATGCTGTGTGGATAGTGGTGGAATTACTGAATCAATAGCCGTTGGTGATTGCATCAGGATTGTGAAAGCAGCACTCGCCGCATTGAAGGAGAAACCATGAGCGCACTTGTAGAATCACTGAAGGTTGCCGTGGCGGATTCGTGTCATAATATGTCTTTGCATCCACTTGGCACATGGGGTGAAATTAGCGACTATATTACTAAAAACGTAATCGCCGCAGTCACGCCGCATCTACCCGCACCACCAACACCAAAGCGGGTTTGTTATAACTGCCAACAACCAATGGGAAATTCTCACAAGTGGACACTGATTCCAATAAAAACGATTGATGGAAAATCTGCTCAAGTTATGGCGCATAGATTCTGTGATAATCCGAAGGGGTATAAACCAGCCGCATTGAAGGAGAAATGATTTATGGAAGTAGGAAGAATACAATGCACCGATTGCGGTTCAATGAAGATGCCGTGCTTGTGCAGCTTATCCTACCACAAGTTTGATACATCAAATTATGTGGTGATGCCGCCTACTGCATTACAGCAAGAGGTCGCCACCCTCCGCGCACGAATCGCCGCCTTGGAAGCACCGCCGAGTGAGGGGGAGATATGCAGCATGGTGCTTATATTATGTAATAATTGGGCAAAAATTAATGGGGGCGAGTTTGCCCTTGTAGTAAAAGATGCGCTTGAAAAATATCAGGAGGGACGGAGATGACAATAGATGTGCGCAAAGGTAAAGGTTTTGGGTATTGTAAAGATGACGGAACCGTATGTATGATTCGTTGCTTTGCTTGTGGTAAAGAAAATTATGCAATGGCGGTTAATTCAGGTTGCTGCGCTTGGTGTGGGCATAATGCTAACAAAGAGGGTGAAAAATCATGCGCCTAGTATTCGCCACATGCTGCGCCACGTCAATCGGTGCTGTGGCGCTAATGGCGAAGCTAGCGTGGTTCAAGGACGCGCAATCAGTCAAGAAAATCCAAATCGGGAGTGGGTAAAGCCGCTTGAACTGCTTGAGCGGGAGTTCGCCCTGCGCCTTGATAGCCTTTGCCCTTAGCGTCGTGAAAATGCGCCTCCCAATGGTTGTTGCGCGTTTCGCCGCTAAGGGTGTAAGTGTACTGCGCCAGCTTGCCGAGCTGCAATCCGAGCACAGCGGCGTCTCTAAACAGTTGATCCAAACTGGCCATTACTCCGCCTCCACTACGACACGGTAGCCATGCGCCGCAGCAACACGCGCAAAGGTGGGGAGGAATTCGGTTGATATGGCAAAATCGCCACCGCAACAATGCTCGAACATTGCTTTATCGCGTGGACGTTTTGGCTCTAGGGCGCCTTGGGTTGTTTGTATCAGTTTCAATCTTTTCATAGCGTCGCATCCTTTTGTTGGGTGTCTTTCCATTCAGTATTTACGGCATCGTGCATAGCAGACCGCGGGCACTTGCCGCGCCCAACCACTTCCTCGCCGTTCTCGCGCAGGAAAAGCGCTTTCCAAGTATCGTCGGATTCATGGGCGAGATACTGGAAATCTAATTTAAGCAAATCAATCAGGGGTTTTGTCCCAAATATGTCATGGCTTATCACATCAAGCTCTCTTCCTCTGGTGTGTTTAGGGCGTTAGTAGGAACGCAGCGGACAGCCGCCACTTTGCGAGGGCCGCGTGCTTTGGTAGAATCGCGCTCAACTATTTCAAGGCGATGATTTTTTCCAAAATGACTTTGCTCGCCATGATCGAACATGCGCAGAATGGCCTTTTCTAGCGACTTCGCTTGCTTGCCTTGCTGCATAGGGTAGTGTTTCACCAAGTCTTCCGCCAGCGCAGACACAAGCACGGTGCCACCATCGCAAGCGCTTTCAATGTCATAGAGCAGCTCGCGGTTTACGTCTTTGAGCTTCTCAGTATTGTCGCGCGATAGTTTCACAGGACGCAGCACGCCGACTTCTTCGCCTTCGTCGTCCCATTCTTGCACGCCTATTTTTTCGCCGACTTTCTCGAACCAGATAGTGTCGCCACTGGCAGCCGACATATTGGCTTTTGCGATAGATAGGCCGGTGTATCTCTTATGTTGGTCTTCGGGGACGCCAAACGCTTTCGCCCTGAGCTTGCTCATAGTGAAATACGTGAGCACCAAACGCGCTACACCGCCAAGCGATGACGCACCGCGAACCGTATCGAGGTTTCCGTCATGGCCGTCACTGCTCGCTATATCAAGTTTCTTGGTATGGTGAACAAGAAAAACCGCGCAGCCTGTTTCCCATGCGATTCTGCGGTAGAGCTTTGCCACTTCCTGAATCTGCTTATTGTCGTTCTCGTCTGCTTCGTGGGTTTCGCTGAACGGATCGACGATAAGGAGCTTCACGTCGTTTTCTATAATGTCCGCGATGATTTGTTTCGTATCGACGGAGCGTATCTCGCCAGCGTCGCCTCTGCGCGCTATTTTTAGCGGCCTATCTTCGCCACTGGTGACAGCAAGGTAACAACGCTGGTCTTGCCGCACGTCTTCGTCGAATAACTCTTCCATGGGTATGCCGAAATGCTGCATAATGGCGCCAATGCGGCGTTGCATCTCTTCCATGTCATCCTCGTTGTTATACACCCACACCCTGCCGCGGCCTTTAGGGTCGAGCCCGAGAATGTCGCGCCCTGTGGCTTTGCTGATAGCAATGGAAAGCGTGAGAGTGGACTTACCGGCACCTGCGGGCGCCACCAATAGCGTCACCTTGCGCGCAAGTGCAAGGAAGCTAAAAACCCATTCGCGACGTGGAATTTTATTGACATCAAACGGCGCTAAAAGACGAATAGCACTTTTGCTGGCTTTGCGCTCTTCTTTTTGTTTTTTCATAGAGGCGGGTATGGCTTTGTCGTCAAAATCCGCATCGGGTGAAGAGGCGCCCGTAGCGCTTTGACCATAGCGAAATGCGTTTTTCACTTTGTAGGCTAAATCGTCCGCGTCCCATGGCGGGTCACATTCATCATTCCAGTGCTCAAGCATGAGTTCAAGCGTGGTGTCTTCTGAGCAGCCGAGGTCGCGCAGCTTGGCCGCCGTGGCATAAGTGACGTGGTCGCCACCTTCGCCTTCTACGGCGTACTCAGCATTTTCTTGCAGCCATGCAATCGCGCGTTTAATGTCAGCGGGGTCGTCTTCTGTGACCGTATCGCCCTTATCTTTTTTAGGCTTGAAGCGGTATTCGTGCAGCGTCTCAGCTATCCAACCGTCGAGCTCTGCCACCTGTTTTTTATTCACAAACTTATAGACGTTCCCGTCGATCTCACTGCCAGGCGCAACAATGAACCCACCAACGCCGCGCGTGTCAATTCCAGCGCCTAATTTCTCTGCGGTATTGCATAACTCTTTTGTGTTTTTATAAATGAGGTGGCGGCCGCCTGTGGGTGTCACGGACTCGAGGGTTGGAGTTAATCCGTGCTTCTTTTCAAGTGCGGCTATGGTCTTATCGCCGCGTTTTCCCTCTTTCACGTCAACGTCGATAACATAGAGGCCAGATTTGCCACAGTCGATGCCGATATTCGGATTATGCTCCCATCCCATGAATTTATCTTTGAACCACCCTTTTATTGTCTCAGGGTCTGTGGTGGAACGGTGTTTCCACGGGTAGCCCGCTTCGGGTATTTTCTTGTTTTCTTCGAGCGGAAACAAATAGTAACCGTTCATTGCGAGCTTTAATGCCTGTTCTAATTTACTCGCCATGCTCTTTACGCCTTATTGATGATTAGAGATAATTTCCGTCTTGAAGTTTTATAACATAAACCACTTGACATATACTTTGCAACATGAATTATTAGGAACTAACCTAATTATTTATTTTTCGCAATTGAAATCAGAAAGAAGATAGTCGCCATGCTTACCGAAACCGAACTACTGGCAACAATTGACAACTTCCGACAACAGAACGGCGACATGACCGAGACGCAATTCGGCATGAAAGCTGTAGGTGATTTTAACTTTGTTAGCGACCTGAGAACGGGGGCTCGTTCGCCTCGTCTTAAAACAGTCCGCAAGGTGATCGCGTTTATGGATAACTACCAAGGGAGGAAAAAATGAAACCTAAATCAGTTCGTGCCGTCGTTCTTGAGCAAGCGCTCAGTGCTACCGTAAAAAGCCGCAACGAGTCGTATGGCGACCCCTTCCCTAATCTTTGCATAGCTGCAGAGCTGAAAGCAGTTTATCACAAAGCGGCGGGCAACAAATACCACCCTGCGCACGATGAAGCCATTGACATGGTGCTGAGCAAGCTCGCGCGCATTGCTTGCGGCGCTACAGGCCACACAGATAACTACGTGGACGCGGCGGCGTACATGGCCATCGCTGCAGAGTGCCAAGAGGTGCACGATAAAGAGCTAAGAGACGCCCCCACAGTGTCTTTTCAAGAAGCATGCAAAGCGTATAGAGATTGTGCTCATTCACCCGTTGTTGAGGATCGCATGGTTCCACGGTACAAAGCCGTTGAAGTGCCACCGACATATTCTAATTACAGAAAACTTGATGTGCCACTATTTCAAACACACGATGAGACAAAAGACTGATGCGCGACAAGATAACATTTGAAGTCGCTGGCAAAGTGGAAGCCAAGGGACGCGGCCGCGTGGGCAGAGTGGGCAAAGGCGACAAAGCCTTTACCACCGTATTTACGCCAGCGCATACTCGTAAGTACGAGCACCTTGTCCGCCATGCTGCAGGCGAAGCTATGGGCGACCGGGCGCCATTTACCGGCGCGGTAGAAGTGTTCGTGCACGTTTATCTCGCCTATCCTAAGTCTGCGTCAAAAAAGAAAATTACCGACATGGTAAGTGGGTTTGTTCGCCCGTGCACGAAACCTGACATTGATAACTACGTGAAGAGCGCTTTGGACGGAATTAACAATATTGTTGTGGTGGATGACAACCAAGTGGTCTCATTGCATGCGCATAAAGTGTTTTCAAGCCGTCCCCGTTTGCGTGTTGAGGTTCGTCCACTCCGCACCTGTATAGAGGATTTAGATTAATGTCAGCAATCAACCTCATGCCGTTTCAGGATTATGGCGCGAGCTGGCTCGCCTCAAGGCACCGTGCGCTGCTGTTTGATGCGCCGGGCTTGGGTAAGACCATCCAGCTGATTAAAGGCGCTGAGCGGGCAGGATTTGACGGGCTAGATGTGATAGGACCGGCAAGCGTCCGCACGCAATGGCTGGGCGCTATGAAAGCAAATAGCATTTTGGAGCACCAAGCCGCTTACAGCTACAACCATGCCCGCGATAAAGCCATGCCCCGCCAGATGGCAGTGCTCGGGCTGGACGAAGTGCACATGCTTGGCAATGAAACGAGCGGCCGCACGCAAAAGATTTTTGGTGAAGAAGAATATGGCTTAGACGGCATCATCGCCCGCGCGGAAAGAGTGTGGGTTGCTACTGGCACGCCAATGCCTCGCGATGCGCGTAATTTGTTTCCGCTTATGCGGGCGGTAGTCCCTGGCAGTCTGCACGTTCGGAAGCGCGGCACCATGGACTATTGGTCTTTTGTCAAGCGCTATTGCGAATACTATAACGGCCCTTACGGCATTGTGGTGAAAGGCCACAAAAACCAAGAGGAGCTGCGCGATCGACTTGCCCCTTACATGCTGCGCAGATTGAAACGAGATGTCATGAAGGACTGGAAGGCGCCTATTATCGGCACCGTTCTATTCGACGTGGGCGCAGGGCTTAAAGCGCTGCTCGCGCAAGAGGCGGGCGACGAGGGCATGCTTGTGGCGCGCACTGTAAAACGCCACGGGATTGAGGGGCTTGCTAACATCACTGGCCACTCGGCCACGCTTCGCCGCTACACGGGCATGCTGCTAATTGGCCCTGTTACAGAGTGGCTGGCTGACAAATTTGATAATGGCGAAAAGAAGGTGGTGGTTGTGGCGTATCATCGCGAGGTGATCGAGGGTATTCACAAAGGGCTCAAGAAACGCGGGTATGATTCTGCGGTTTATTGGGGCGGTATGACAGAAAGGCAGAAAGACGATGCAAAAAAGAGTTTCATTGGCGACAAAAAGAAGTTTGCCTTCATTGGCCAAATCACTGCTGCTGGTACTGGTCTTGATGGCCTGCAGCATGTGGCCAGTCGGATGCTGCTCGCTGAGTATTCCTGGGTGCCGACAGATAATGAACAAGCCATTGGAAGGCTCGACCGGATTGGAAAGATAGCGCTCTCTGGTGTGCTTGTAGAATTTGCGGGAGTAGCTGGCTCGCTTCATGCTAAGATAACCGCCGCATTTACGCGGCGAGCTCAGGAAAGCGAAGAGTTATTCGGAGCATAAAATACCGTTGTTGTGCTATCGCCGCCGGGTGCAACAGGGGTCTATAAGTCGGGGCTTAACAGAGGAGATTAATATGAGTGTTCAAATAGTAATTACAGGAGAAAATGGGCTTGATGCAGCTACCCAGTTGCGCAATTTCATCGTGGGTTTGCATGTCGGAAATCCGCTTCCCACCGCCGCACAAGCAAAAGAGGGCGTGGTGGCCGATAAAACGCAAGACGTCATGCCGCCTAAGAAAGTTGCGCCCAAAAAGGCGGCAGCACCTGTAGAAGACGACGAAGAGGAAGAAGCACCGCCAGCTAAGAAAGCTGCGCCGAAAAAGGCAGTCGAGGAAGACGAAGAGGAAGAAGCACCTGTCAAAAAGAAGAAAGCCGCTGAGCCTGCTAAATTGAAAGAGTTGGTGGATGATGGCGAAGAGCAACCTGCCACCGTGGACGGATGCCGCATTATGGTGCGTCGTGTGGCGCGCGCTAAAGGTGCGGGTTCTGACCATGCGCAAGCGATCCTTGCAGAGTTCGGCGTGGCAGGAGCGAGCAAAGTGCCTGAGAAAAAGATGCAGGCGTTCATTGATCGCTGTCAAGAAGTGATTGATGACCCTGAATCTATTGAAGTAGAGTAAGCCGTATGACCTCTCGCGCGCACGCAATTTTAGGAGCTTCCTCATCCCACAGATGGATCGAGTGCCCGGGTAGCATTAAGCTGTCCGAAGGTGTTGAGAACGTTCAAACTGAGTTTGCGCGCGAGGGGTCTGCTGCCCACGAAATAGCAGAAATGTGCTTGACAAATGACGTTGACGCAGAAAGCTACGAAGGCGAATTGGTGCCGGGCTATGAATCCACGCCAGAATTTGATGCTATCTACGTGGACGACAATATGGCCACAGCCGTGCAACTCTACCTCGATACGGTTCGCGCAGAGATGGGCGAAGATAAGGAGCTTTACATAGAACAGCGGTTCGACCTATCGCATGTTTACCCGGGTATGTTTGGCACTAACGACGCGATTGTTTACGACCCTGAGACTTTCAAAATGACTGTGTTCGATTACAAGCACGGCCAAGGTATTGCGGTAGATGTGGAGCGCAACCCGCAGCTGATGTATTATGCGCTGGGGGCGCTCACGGGCAAGCATAACCGCCAGATTGATGTCATCGAGCTGGTTATCGTGCAGCCACGTTGCATGCACAAGGATGGGCCGGTGCGCCGCTGGCAAACAACTGCCGACGATTTGCTGGAATTCCGCGCGGAATTAATCGAGGCAGCGAAGGCGACCAATAAGAAAAACGCGAAGTTTTTAGCTGGCGATTGGTGCAAGTTCTGCCCTGCCGCTGCAGTAGGGCGCTGCTCGGTTCTTGAAGACTTTGTAATGGCCATGACTCTGGCTGATTTTGATGAAAAAGGAGAAGTTATTATGCCTGCTTACGAAACGCTCTCGCCGAGCAAAAAGGCGCAAGTGCTCACCAACGCCAAGGTGATTGACACATGGCTTAAAGGCATCAAGAAAGCCGCGCACAACGACGCGCTAGCTGGTAAGGTGCCGCCAGGATACCGTTTAGTTCAATCTAAACCCCGCCGCCACTGGAAGAGTGAGCAGCGTGTGGTGGATGACCTAGGCGATATGGGCTTGACTGAAAAACAGATTTTTGCACCGAAAAAAGTAAAGACCCCCGCACAGATGGAGGCTTACTTCCGAGGTTCCAAAAAGAAGATCATTGCGTACCTATGGGAAAACCGCAGCAGCGGGGTTTCTCTGGTACAGGAAAATGACCCACGCCCCGACCTCCGCCCAACAGCGGAAGACGAATTTACTGATTAATCAACCAAAAGGAGTACGATATGGCTAAAGTTAAAGAAGTGGATTACGATGATTTTGAGGACGCCTTCAAGAAGTGCTCTCGACCAAGACAGGGAACGAACATTCGCACCCCTATTGGCCGCACTAGCTTCATGTGGGTGCAAAAGCCAAAAGCCAACAAAAAAGACCCTACCAAGAAGCCGCAATACGAAGTGACGCTTTTGATTCCACCAGGGTTCAGCTTGACGCTTCTCAAAAAAGAAGTTGAGCGAGTTGTGGATGAAAAGTGGGGCGAGAAGCGCCCGCGTGGTCTAAAGCTACCATTCTCAGATGCTGGCGAATACGAGTACGAAGGCTATGAGAAAGGCTGGACACGTTTGCGTGCTAGCACAACGCAAGCCCCCGGAATTCTCGACGGCGAGGAAGATAACGCCAAAATCACTGAGGAAGATTCTACCGCGGTGTATTCTGGCCGTTGGGCTATCATCTCGGTTCGCCCATACGCTTATGACGTAGATGGCAGCCGTGGGGTTAGCCTTGGCTTGGCAAACATTCGCCTGATGAACCACGATACGCCGCTGGGTGGTGGACGTAGCTCTGCTGCTAGCGACTTTGACATCGACGAAGAGTATGAAGATATGAAGAAAGGCAAGCGCAGCGCTTTTGACGATGAAGACGAAGATGATGCGCCTCGCAAACCGGTCAAAAAACGTCGCCCCGTAGAAGACGATGACGAGGACGAAGTGCCAGTTAAGAAAAAACGTCGCGTTGTGGAAGACGACGAGGATGAAGAGCCACCGGTGCGCAAGAAAAAGCGCCGTGTGGTAGAAGACGATGACGAGGACTTTGATTAATCACTTTGCGCCGGAGCTTCGGCTCCGGCCACTTTTACAGGAGAGATTTATGTACGAAGAGAAACACACGGGCACTGCGCAATATGCTGCAAACGCAGTAAATCAAATTGGTCGTCAAGGCGGGCGGGTTGATGGCCCTGTTGCTGAAAGCGCCGTTGCGCAGCTCATGAATGACCTGGATTATGTCAACCAGCTCGTCAAAGATTTATTGGCTTCGCAGAAACGGCAGCTTGATCGTTTGTTTGGAGGAAAGCCAGAATCGCCAGAGGGCTTAATTGGCAACATGCCAGCCATGGGTTCGCTGGGAGTGCTAAACAACCAAATCACTACGTTGCGCGCGCAAATCAGCAGTGCACTAGATAACCAATCGCAACTCGAAAGGATCGGATAATGGCCAAAGCTAAAATTGCTAAAAAAGGCCACAATAGAGTAGGCGGCGTTGATAACGAGCAGCTTAAATCTATTGTGGAGCGAATCGAGCGCCTTGAAGACGAGAAAAAAGGCATATCGGCGGATATTACCGACATTTTTACTGAGGCTAAAGGCAGCGGTTTTGACGTAAAGGCGATCCGCCGAATTATCAAAATGCGCAAGCTGTCCGCAGAAGAACGTGAAGCGCAAGAACTGGTGTACGACACGTATTGTCGCGCACTAGGGATGACGCCCGAAGAGATGGACGAATCGCTCGATTAAGCGCCTCGCTCCCATTTGCGGAAAACTGCTTCGAGCTTTGCAAGCGGTCTTATGTTGGCGACAGTTTTGGCATTTTTCATGCGCCAGATTGTCGCCATTCCGACTTTGCTCTCGCCGCATAAATCACGCAATGAGCGCGGCGGGGTTTGCGTTTTACACCGTTCTTCGATAGCGGCATAGACTTTAGCGCCTTTTGATAACTCTAAGATGGTCGAAATTAAATGGGGTTCTGATTTCATTTTTAGAAAAACCTTATTGACAAATAGTTCTGCTACTGGCTATATAATCTCATAAATGAAAACACATGTCAAGGAGCACAGAATGCCAGGCAACTACGCAAGAGGCGATTTCACAGATTTCACTTACACAAGACCGCCAAAAGAAACCATGCTGCAGCCTACGCTGATCGACCATGGGTTTTTTATTGAACATAACATGCCGTGTGCAGTATGTTTAGAAGACCACGCGGCTTACAGCCCCCAAATCGGAGTTTTTGGGCCTTGCTATGATTGCCAGGCAGAAGGCTGGAAGCTGTCGAGGACAAAGCGCCCGTGGTGGGCGTTTTGGAGATAAACGGTGAAATTTAAAGGAGATAACAATGGCTAAAGCACCTAAGAAAGCAGAAACGACCGTTTCCGCAAAAGATTTGAAAGAGAAAATAGCAGCTATCCTGCACAGCAACGGCTTTGAAGGCCAAAAATGTGCCGGTGAGATTGTGAAAGCGGTAGAAGAATTTACTGGCGAAGTTCTTTCTGACGAATCAGAAGAAACAGAAGCTGCTTAATCTCGAATTACGGCCGGGGCGCTATGCTACCGTCTCGGCCGTAACCTTTATAGAAAGATAGAACTATGTCTGCAGCCTTAGATAAAGCTACCAAAGTAGTGGAAGTGGGTGCCCTTGTTGAACTGGACGAGCTCGTTTTAGAGCACGGCATCGGCTTTGTGAGTAGCCAACACCCACCAATGCACTTACGGTTCGAGTATGACCATAACGCAAATATCACGGGCTACACTATAGCCCCTGCGCAGGGAAACGATCCTGACGTTACTCGGGTTAATTTCATAAAGCCGGGGCGTGTTATCGAACGCCGCTCGCCGATTATTGGCGCAAACAAAAAACTCATCATTCCGGGAGTGTGATATGGCACAAGTGGGACGGTATCGCGTACGTAAAGGCCGATTCGGTAAGGCTATTTTGCAAACGCTCATAAAAACGAAGAATTATCAGATGCAAGACATCTACTATTGGGAAGATTGCAAATTCGACCAAGCGCCGGATGTGTTGATTGCAGCTGAATCTTACCCGAATTTGCCAAAATGACTACCCGCCACCTTCATCTTGACGGCGAATCCTACTCGACGATTGACCTAAAGAAGGCAGGCGCTCATCGCTATTGGGAAGACGAAAGTACCGACTTGCATTGCGTCGCTTACGCTTTCGATGACGAAGAACCGAGTTTATGGTTTCCAGGCGATCCAGTGCCTCGTCGCATAAAGGTGCATATCGAAGAAGGCGGCCCCGTATATGCGTGGAACGTGGCCTTTGAGCGGCTCATGTGGCGGCATAAGCTCTCGCCAAAATACGGGTGGCCATTGCCTAAAGAGCGGCAGTTCAAATGCACCATGTCTGAGGCGCTCATCATGAATTTGCCCGGACAGCTTGACAAAGCAGGCCCTGCGATTGGTGGCGAAATTGTCAAAGACAAAGAAGGCCACCGGCTCATGCTGAAAATGTGCAAGCCGCGCAAACTGCTAAAAGCAGAAGCGTGTCCTGTTTGCGGCGGCGCTAAGTGCAGAGCCTGCGGCCCTTACTGGCACAACACGCCTACCCAGATTCGCCGATTAGGAAAGTATTGTAAGAACGACGTGCGCACTGAGCAATACGTGGCGCGGTTCGTGCTACCCATGTCAAAGAGCGAGGAGCGTATATTCCACCTTGATGCGGCCATTAACGACCGCGGGGTGTTCATCGACAAGAAGCTGTGTTTGGCCAGTCAGAAAATTGTGAGCATGGCTACCGCTAAGATAGACGCGCAGATAAGGCGGATTACGCTGGGTGAAGTGGAAGGCGTGAACAAGGCTACGCAGATAGTGACATGGCTGAAAAACGAAGGCATCGAGACGGACAGCATCGCCAAGGACGTGCTTGAAGATTTGCTGATACGCGACGATTTGAGCGACGACGTGCGCAAGGTGCTGGAGCTTCGCCAGGAGGGCAGCAAGACGTCAACCGCCAAGATTGGCAGCATGCTTACCCGAAGGCAGGCAGATGGGCGTATGCGCGGCAATTTGCAGTATTATGGCGCATCAGCCACAGGGCGCTGGGCAGCACGCGGTACGCAGCTGCAGAACCTGACACGGCCAAAAATACTAAAAGGCAAAGGTGTCGAATTCGACAGGGTTATACGAAACGCGCTATTGGCCATTTCTGACGAAGATTTGCCGTTGCTGGAGATGATGTATGGAAAGCCGATGACGGTCGTTTCTGACTGCATACGAAGCCTCATTAAAGCGCCGCGCGGAAGAGAGCTGCTCGCAGCCGATTTCTCGAACATTGAGGGGCGCGTGGTGGCATGGCAGGCGGGGCAGACCGATAAACTCGACGCCTTCCGTGAGTATGATAACGGCACGGGGCCTGACTTATACGTGCTGCAGGCAAGTGGTATTTTCGGCATAACACTGCAAGAAGCGGCCGACGACTTCTATCGCCAGATCGGTAAAGTGGCGGAATTGTCGCTCGGTTTCCAAGGCGGTGCGCGTGCCTTTGCCAAGATGGGTAAAAACTACGGCATGAAGCTGGAAAATGTCAGCGAGCGGATTATCGACTCATGCTCTCAAAAGATGTTTGACACGGCGCTTGAGAATTGGCCACAATACGGTAAAAGCACGGGCATCAAAAAGAGCTCATGGATTGCGGCCGAAATTGTGAAGCTGTCCTGGCGGGCGAAGAACTACCGCATCGCCGAATCGTGGCGTGAGACAGAAGATTGCGCGCTTCGGGCCATGAATAACCCCGGCGAAACATTTGAAACAGGCGTCATTAAATACCGTTTCGTTTCGCCGTTCCTGTTCTGCCGTCTTCCTTCTGGGCGGTCGCTCTGCTACCCGTTTGCTGAGCTGAAAGACATAAAAACGCCATGGGGTGACACGCGCCAACAAATACGATATAAATCTACCAATCAGTTCACCCGAAAATGGGAGAATAAAGCCTTCTATGGCGGGTTGGCAGTGGAGAATATCACGCAAGCAATAGCCCGTGATATTATGGCGGAAGCCATGTTGCGCACCGAGAGAGCCGGTTATGAGACAGTCCTCTCGGTGCACGACGAAATAATAAACGAAGTCGATGAGGGTTTCGGCTCTTTAGACGAGTTCCGCGACCTGATGACGCAGCGCCCCGCATGGGCGCAGGATTTACCAATAACCGCGTCAGGCTGGCGGGGTTACAGATATAAGAAAGGGTGATTTATGTGCTTTCCGAATATGCAAGCTGTTATGGAAGAGTACATGCGCCGATTCGCTGCTCTCAAACGTGACAACCCCTCTCTAACCGATGAAGAGGTGCAAGCCCTGATGAAAGACTTTTGGAAACTATGACACAACACTTTCCATGTGATCGGGGCAAGAATGGCCGTAAACTCGCAATACTGTCGTCACCGTATCGCCTAGAAGACTGGCTACAGCAAAAGGGCTTTTACCAGCCTCAAGAAGGTGAGTGGCTCGACTATGCCGCAATACGTGAGGGGATAGCGCTCCCGCTTCCCGAAGCCCGCGCTGCGGTAACTGGTGCAACTTGGCGCGCTCAGCCACTCTCTGAAAACGATTTGATATTGGCGCAGGACTCCCTAGCACCCATGGCGTCGTTGCGGCACTCTTCATCGCTGTCAGCTCCTCTGCCATTGCCTCCGAAATCGCCACAATCGGCCGCCGTTTCTTGGTCACAGCCATGCCAGCGCCTTGAAGATTTATTCGACGTGTTTGTAAGTCCACTTGTTCCCAGCGGAGCGATTCTATTGCTGCCTTACGAGAGGCTGTGTGATAGGCAATCTGACAAAAACGAAATACTTTTTCGTCAGTGCTCTCAGCTTCGTCTAACAATGCCGCCAACTCGTCTTTGAACAGCCATTGACGGCGTGGCTCTGACTCGGGCGGCAGCTCGATGGAAGGCATATCGTCGCGCTTGAGCCTGCGCCACCTTACTGCGTGTTCAGCGGCAGCATGCAAAACACCCAACTCACGGCGCACGGTTGAGTCCGAAACACCCCTTACGTCAGCGTAATCGCGGCATGCCGGTATGTCGATGTCGCAAATGGCTGATTCACCAAACACGTCTTTAAGCGCATGGATGGCAAACTCGGCGCGACGGGCATCGACGCACTTCTTTTTAATGTGCTCAAAATAGTAATTATCAAGGGCTTTATTTACGGTAAGCATGTGTTTCTCCTAAACAGTGAGTGCTTAGAATAACACAGTGCTTTCATTTATGCAATCAGTAATTACGGGAGATTGACATCGGGCAAATCTTGTGCGTCATCAGGACGAATTGTGATTTTCAGCGGGCCTTTTGGTTTCGGCTTGGGCTTCGTGATAGCCTCTAAGAGCGCTTGCCCGACACCGCCAACTTGCGGCGGCGGTTCGCCTATTGCCGCAGCACGATCAACGCCAGCTTGCTGCACGTCGGCAACAATGTCGCCAAGCGTAGTCGGCGGGACGCTGTTCGCCAATTGGTTTGTGCGCGCAGCGGCAGCCGCCGCATCTTGGATTGCTTTCTGAGCCTCGGCAACTGATACCTCTCTATCCTTGCGAAGCTGCGAAGAGACCATATCCGCCAACGGGGTGGGCGTTTTATATGGTTGCGCAGAAATGCCCGGCGTAGGCGCAGCGCCGCCTGCTTGGTAATTATATGGCACGTCGCCGTAGTCAAAAGGAACGCCACTCGGAGGCGACGGAGGGAGCGCCTCGGTTATTTTTGCACGCGCCGCCGCCACTTGTGCGTCTGTCATAGGCGCGCGATAGCCAGGAGCGGGCAATGCTAGCGGCGGCGGAGCTGGTGGCGTCGGCCGTGGTGCAGGCGTGACGTCACGTTGTTCTATCAACCGCAACGCTTTCTCTAAGCGGCCGTTGACAGTTCGGTTTTTAAGGGTGTTTGCAAGTGTGCCAACCAACACAGGCGCAGGACCGCCGAGCAGATAGCCTGTGCCGCCTTGCACCCCTGACCTAGAAGTGGCCATAAGCCAAGGCATCAAGGCGCGAGGGTTACGGCTGATCGAACCCATATCAACGCCCAGACTGCCTGCAAGCCCTAGCATTTTATCGCCTGCAGTGCGCTCTGCTGACCGCTGTAGCGCCTCCCATTCATCGTTAGTGAATTTATCACGATTTTCTATTTTATCGGTAAAGGCATTAACAACTGTGCGAATACGATTCGGGTCATTATTCGACTTATTGGCCAATTCCGCTACATCTTGGAACCGAGACGCTTTCTTCCATTGGTTCAAGAACTGGTCGCGAATATCGAGAGCGGCGGGCGAACCATCTACAATGCCGGGTTGCGCCAGTGTTTCTTCCATGGCGTTGCGGAAAAGCCCCGCTGTGCCTGCATCTTCACCCATGGCCTTGCCGAGCTTACGACGGATATTATCAAGGCTTACGACGTCAAGACCAGGGTTGCCCATAGCGTCGCCTTTGAATGTGCTTGCAGCGCGCTCTTCGAGCTCTCGCAACGCTGCTACCGTGTCGGGGTGCAATGAGGCGTCCAGCCCTGCCTTAGATAGTGCTTGCTTGACGTTTGCGACTAATCTTTGGCCGCCTTGTGGCGTCACAGCTACGTTGAGTTCACGCATCTGATTTGCCAAACGGCCGCCTTCATCTTTGAGTGAGGAGATAGCACTGTTCAACTCTTCGGGAGTGCGACCCATGCCGCCGCGCCCTGCCGCCACAATATCTGAGGCCATGTTTCCTGCGCCGCGTGCCGTATCAGCCACTTTATTTCCTATAATAGGAAGCGCCGCGCCTGTGGCCGCTCCGCCCGCTGCACCTATCGCGGTGTTAATCGCCCGAGTGCCCAGCGTATCGTCCGGCTGCACGTTGGTGCCTGCTGATACCGCACCGATTTTTCCGCCAATCTTTGCACTCTCACGCGCTAATTGGCGCGTTGCTGCTTTCCGTCCTGCGCGCTTGATACCCTCTCGCCCTGCGCCTTCTAGCGCAGCCGCGCGCATCGCTCGAGCACCCACCTGTTTCACTGCTTGCTTTTGCAAAACGGACAGACCGCCACCTATCCAATTCACCGGATCGGCGATAATCTCTCCTGCAGCACCCATGACGCCAGTGCCTTTTCCTTTGGCCTCTTCCTTCGCGTAGGCTGTCTGTATGGCCTGTTCAAACTCGGGTTGCGGCTCAATAGCCCCCGAAGCCTTCAAACCATCGTAGATGAGCTGGATAACGCCGATGCCGCGATTAGTTAGCCCCTCACTAGCACCTTTGCCAAAATCTGAGTTTGCGAACTGTTCGACGAGGTTGCCCTCTTCTTGCGGAGCGTTCAATTTGGCAAGCAATGCAGGGTCAGCCACTTTTCTTTTGGCTTTGGGCGCAGCGCCGCCAACTGGCGCGCCGTCATCCCTGTAAAGGTCAACTATGGCCGCGTCACGTTGCGCCGGGTCGTTATAATCCGGTGCCGCATTTAGTTTCTGCAAGAGCGCAGGGTCAGTGATTTTTGCCATCGCATTACTCTTCTTCCCAATCTTCGGGTTGCCCGGTGTAATTAACATACGCCACACCGTCGATAACTTTACGCACAGGGCCTGCGGTGCTAGCACTTATCGGGCTGTTATTTACGCCCGAAACATCAACGCCTGTTGGGCCGCCACCGCCGTCATCCATTCCGCCTGTGCCGAATTGGCGAGACAAGCGGCTGATAATGGCGCGTGTCGCCTGAATGTCTTTCTGCGGATCAGTCAACGCTTCCATAAACGCCTTCATCTCCACGTTAGAATCCATCTGCTTGGCCGACATGCCAGTAGCTGACATTACCGCCTGCTTGAGCAGTGGCAGAGACGCCTTTATCTGATTGCGAGCGGATTGATTTTCTGTGCCGACGAACTCACCGACTAGTTGACCGCCGCCGCTGCTCGCGGTGCGTGCCAAGAAGTTCTTGATAGGGTTGGCCGTTGTGTCCACCACGCCGCCGCTTGCAGCGAGCTTATCGTATTGACTTGAGATGTCGTCGAGCACGTTCTCAAACGACTTTTTGCCGTTTAGCTTCTCCTGCTCTTTTCTTGACATTTGAGTTGCCGAAGCGGCCACGTTTGCGCGGTAGTTAGCGCCGTCTTGCTGCATCTTCACTTTAGCGAGGTCGTTTTTCTGCGCGGTGTTAAAACCTGTTTCGGTCGTGTTATACGCTTGGCCTGCTCCTTGCTGAGCGCGGTCGATCATTTGCACGCTCTCAGGGTTGGCAGAATTGGCCACCACGGTGCGCAGCATCTCGCCCAGCTTACCTACGTCGCCGCCCATAGCAGTGGCTTCTGCAAGCCCTGCAATCTGGTCTTGAACCATCTGCGGCGTGAGGGGTTGCCCCGCCCCGCCTGAGCTACCATAAAGCGCTTTTATGCGCTCGCCGATTACTCGGGGCGCGTCGGCCTTATTCGCATCAATGCGCGCAGCCTGCGCTTCGCCGTAAGTAGGCGTGTTGTTATAGTAGCCGGTTATCGCGTTGTTAAGCGCAGCGCCTATTTCGGTGGTGGGTGAAAATGAGTTTTGTATTTTTACAGGCATAATTTACCACACTGGTGTAATTGGAGCGGATTGATAAGTAGCCATGTCGTAAGGAATACCGCCGTTAGCCGCGGTGACGCCAGTAGCCCCTGTTGGCGATAAGCCGCCACCTGAGACGTACATTGTTCCCGCCTGACCTGCGGCTTGCAAGAGGTCGCCCCACATGCTTTTTTTGTTACCCGCATTATTCGCTGCGGATACTTGCTCGGTTGCGTTTGCGCCGAGCGAGCCTCTGGCGATTGAGTTAGTCGTGCCGATATTGTTTGCCGCGTTGTTGATGGCCAGACCGTTATTTTGGAATAGATCGCCTATACCGCCCATTTTCGCAAGTGCTTTCGCTTCTGCTTTGCTCTTTCCGAGCTGGTCAGCCACTCTGCGAGCGCTATCCGTTTTTACCACTTGCGGCGCATTTTCGCTGATTGCGTCGAAAGATTGCACGGCAGGAGCGTTATCCGCGTAGGCCGCCTCACGCGAAGCAATTAGGTCGCCGAACCCTTGGTCAACTGTGGCTTTGTTGAACCCTTGCAGCGTTTGCTGTAGAGCCACATCGTTAGCGTCTTGGAATACCTTTTGGCGTTCAACTTCTTGCTGGCGAGAAGCATTACGTGCGTTGATCTTGGCTTGCTGGTTCTTGCTTTCTTGGCGAGCGTTCATCGCGCTGCCTGCCGCCGAGGCTCCGGTCGCTGCTGCTAGTGCTGCCATTTCTAAGCCTGTGCACATTAGTTCACGACCCTTCCTGAACCGTTATTGGTACTTCCTGTTGGGGCTTGCGGGCCGATGCTGCCATATCCCGGGGCGGTAGTGGCTTGTCTCACCGCTGCCGCGTTGCCGCCTGACTGAATCAAGCTAGCGAACACAGACCCAAGAGGACTGTACGATGTAGGTTGTTGCAATTGAGTCACCGCCGCTTGCGCTTGCGCTGCGGATTGCGTCGGGTCGGCTGCTGAGTTATTCAGCGTGTAAAGATTGCTACGCTGACTTGCCACGTCTGACTTTAATTTGCCAGTAGTGGCCAATGCGTCGTTTGCTATTTTGGTGGCCGCGTCTGCACGCGCTTTCTCCAGTCTGGCAAATTGCTCGTTGGCGTCTGTCGATTCGGCATTGCCTGAGCGTGCTGCGTTGAAGGTGAGCTGCTTCTTTGCGTCTTCAAACTGCGTCAATAGCTGCGGATTGTAATAATCCTCATACTCTTGAGCGCGAGCGCCGAAATAGTCATCGTTAAAGGTGGTGTCGAAGGAGCTGTCGATAAGCGCTTGTCCTTCGCGAATTTTTGCTTGACGCGCTTCTTCTTGCTGGCGCGCGATTTCGCCTGAATTATCTACTGGAGCTTTTGGTTTTGGTAAGCACATGGCGCCCTCATTAAGGAACTTTCTGACAGGGCGAGTGTCCTTGCGGCCATTTTCAACATCTATATTCTACTATTTGGCGGAAGTCGTCAATTTATTTTTCGGGTTGTAGCGATAAAACTTGAAGATGCCTTCTTCTGCGTACTTCTCAAATCGCAATGCCTTGAACCAGCGGTCGCTATTCGGGTGCTGCGACGCAGAGCGCATCTCGAGCTTTACTTCACTGCTTTCAGCGTCGCCTTGCTCCACCTTCTCCCTACAGAAACCGCGCAGCCATAGAGTGAACTCACCGCCTACCTCTGCTATCGAAGGAGTGGCCATAAACCACGTGTAGTAAGTGCCTTCTTCGTCTTTCTGCACCCCGCAGATTGCCACCGCATTGCCGTCAGCCAAAAAAGCCCAAGCGCGGTCTGAGGTCGTGCATATCTTTGTCATGAGCGCCTTTGCGTCGGTTATCCCGATAAGATCAAATTCCGCTGCGCCTGGCCCCCACATTTCGGCCATTATGTACTCCAAATCCGCTTCCTCCATATCGCGATGGGTGAAAACTGCTTTGGTCATTGCGCTTGCTCCGCCTTATAGTGAGCTGCCAGCATGCTTATGCGGCTATAGCCGCCCTTGGTGGTGCGCAATTTCATGGCGAACATAGGCGTAGGCGTGGCGCTTGTTGCCATTTTTGGTTGTGCAAACGTTGGCTTGTTAAAGGTGCCGACCGGCACTTCTACGCTCTCATCCGACGGGTCAATAAGCAGGTCGGCTTTCCACGTGCCTTCCACGCCAATATCAAAACCGGTAGTGCCTTTCCAAGTGGCAGGAGTACCAGCCGACAAATACGGCGTTGCCAACTCGGCGTAAGCCCCTGCTACCACATCAGCGTCTGTCGGGTACGTTGCCCCCGCCGCGCCGCCATACAAATATATCGTGTCGGCCGCACGCACAAACACTTGATTATTCACTTTCACCACTTCTGAGATGTCGGCGCTTCCCAGCTCTGGCGATAAATCGTAATACGTCCACGCGTTGATTTTTGAACCAGGGAAGTACGAGAAGACAAATATGCGCTTAGCGACTGCCAGCCAATAACGGCTGTCGAGCGGCTCGATTATGGCCACGGCACGTTGAATCTGCGTGTCTGAGAGCGTATCGAGGTATTCGCGCAAGAACGGATCAATAGCGACGCCCACGTCGTTTACCGCTGGGCTGTTGGATGAATCTCGCGCGCGCAAACTGCGCACGCCCGAATCGTTCAGATAAAACACGTCGATGTTGCCATAAGGGATTACGCTTCGCGACGATAAGGCGCCGCTGTTCTGCACGGTTTGTTGAAACACGTTCAATGCAGGGTCAACATCCATGTTCCAAATGCGGATAGAGTTGCGACTGAATATGGCAAGTTTGCCTTGATATTCTTGCAGCGTTATGAGCGTCTCGTTACCCTCATTCTGGTTGGCCATATTTATGAACCCACCACCGACACCGGCGCCTGGGCTGGCAGGAGAATTCAACGCCGAGAAGTAAAGCAGCGAATTCGTGACGCTGTATATCTTTTGTTGGTAGGTGAGCGCCATAGTGCCCGTTCCGGCCGCAGCGCCCGATACGGTATAATCCGTGCTATTCAAATTTATGGTGAATATGTCCGCCGCCTCGAAGGTGCCGCCGATTGTCGCTGTCGCGATTTGTGCCTGCGCCGTTACGGCAGTAATGCCGCCGCCCATATTGGTGTTAGAAGTTGTCATGTCGCCACCATTGGTCGGCGTGACGACAAAGCCGTTTGGCCCCGCTCCGGTGCCAGCTGCCGCGCTGATTGTGACAACAGGGCCAACCGCAACCGCTGTGTATTCTGGCGTAGAGCTGTACGAAGTTATCTGCGCAGCTATCGCGGTGGCGGTTGCGCTATTTGAGGTCGCCCAATTCACGTTCGCGCCGAGCACTTGCACGCCGTTGATCGTGATACCAGTGATGCGATTGACGCCGGGGTTATTCGTGCCGCCTGTGACTGTCAGAGTGGCAATGGCGAGCTGCTCTGCTACCGCAACACGGTTAGCCTGTGTCTCGGCGAGCGTTATAGTCTGGTCGGGGTTAGAACCGCCGTTAATCGTACTCTGGCTTATTGAAAAAGGCGTTCCTGCCACTGCTGCAGTGATAGTAGCGACTGCGCCGACTGCGCTTGCTGTGAAGGTTGTCTCGGCGTCAATTCTTGCGGCGAGAGCCGTTGCCACCGCGTTGTTGCTCGATACTGCAGCGGCGATGCTATCCCAAGCTGTGACGCGTGCGCCATCGTAGTAATGGTACGTGTTACCGTCGTCGAACAGCGCAACCACATATAGCTTTCCGCTAAAAGATGTAACGCTTTTTATTTCTGTAATAGCCGCTGAGCCGCTCGATGGGTGCTGCAAGCGCTGATAGTTCACCCCCGCAGGGATTGTCCCTGGTGATGCACTAGCGCCGAATACGAAAAGCTGCCCTGCTACCACTGCCAAACCTTTGGTGGTGTTAGCTGGGAGCGCATAAGTGCTCACGAACTTCTTGCGGCACTCAAAGTCGCCGCCCCTACTGATATGACCGTTTCTCCCCACCCATAACGCGCCAGGTTGCCCCGTGATGCGCGCCTTGCGTCGGTCCATTCCTATCTTAAAATCTTGGATTACGAGATAAGCCATTTTGCGTCACCTCACTGCACGCGAATGATTGGCCGCCCTATCATGGGCACCGGCCGAGTCGTGCCCATTGAAGTGTTCTCCGTCCCGCCTTTAGTGCGCGCGCGTATCTGCGCGATGCGTTTATTTGCGGCGCCTTCAACCCGTTTCGCAGAAGCGTCCTCTTGTGATGCAAGAAGGTCGGCGGCTGCTACCAAAACGATTGCAAGATCGTCATGGTCGCATACGTCATCGGCGGCAATAAGAGGGCGCAACACCCGTTTGCCGAAAAATTGCAACTGCATATCTCCAACGTCGGGGATTGGCCATACTTCTAATTGTTCGAGATGCGCGCTCGAACCCGTAACGTCGCCAGTCGAGACAATGTCCCAATTACGCACAGGGCTACTGCGTTCGTCATCTTCTGAGTTATATTGGTCGTACTCGGCAGGCCCGATGCCTCGCGTTATGGCGCGCGATTGGCCGTTATACCAAAGAACCACTTTGTCGATTGATTCGAGCCCCATCTCGGCAAGATCGTAGTAGCGCTGCCCTGCGTTTAAGTCCAAGAGCGGCTTAATCTGCATGTAAGGCCAGTCATAATCGTCGTTCAGCATTTGCTGCGTGCGGCGCAGCTTCTGGTCAAGCGCAGGGAGGTTATCCACCCCCGCTGACACAAGTGTGGAGTGGCCCGCTTCTGCACGAAGCATTTTTCGTAATTCGGTCAGCTGTGTTCCACGGGCCATATCGTTCCTACGCTACTTTTCCAAGGTTGTCTTTAGCTTTATTCTTAGGCGCGGTTGCTGCGGCCACATTCTCAGCTGCTGCCGCTTTACGCGCTTTCTTGAATTCTGGCAATTCTGCTGGCAATGGCGCAAATTCGCCAAACATGCGGTCGATTGCATTGCGAGGAATACCGTGGTCGTTATCTTCCATGATAGCTTCCCCGTAAACACGCGCCAGACGTGATTTCTCTACGTCGTCGTCATATTCATTTTCGACAGTTTCTTTTTCGCCGTTTTCGTGGCGAATAGTCTGCACTCCGAAGTGCTCTTCCCAATATCCGTCTGCCTCAACCTTGACGACAGCATCACTGCCGTGAATCTTGCGGAGTAGTAGGACTTCTGGGGCTGACAGGTGCTCTTTTAGCACCTCGTTTTCTAATTTGCCATTAAGGCGGATAGTTGCTTTGTACGTGTGCATCGCGATCTCCTAAATAAGTTAAAAGGCAGGAGCCGAAGCTCCCGCCCTTCACCTTATCATTAGACGGTGTATTGAGCAACACCGATGTCAGAGCCATCTGATATAAGGACGCCAATGAGCAATCCTTTAGCACCATCCGACGCTGAGTTAGGGATATAAGTTCCCCGCACGTCAGCAGTGGTGGCTGTTGACGCCGCGTTGTCCAAAGCGTACGCAAAAGTGCCTGCGGTAGCAGCCGCACCATCTTGCAACTCTTTGGTGATCTGGCCAGCTTTACGAACCGCGAGCGGCAAGCCGAGAGCGGTACCGTAACCCACCGACACGCCGTTGGTGGCAATAGCCCCGTCAACTGCAACGCGCGAAATCGAAGCAAATGCTTTTTTGCCTGATACGGTGTTGTTGTTAGGGCCTGCAAGGGTCTCCACCATGGAAGCACCGTACTCATCTTTGCCGTACACTGTGAAAGTGCGAGCAGAGTGGTCGGTGGTAGCCACAGTGAGAGTGAAGTTGCGTGGTACGTCAAGATAGGCAACGCCGCCAGAAACAGTAGGGCCGTTCAGCGTTAAGTTGCCTGCCGCGCCAACCAATTGGACTGCTGCAACACCTGCAACCGCCGCAACCACTGGCGAACCAAGATCAAGGAACACTTCGCGCAACGGAACTACGCGTGTCGAAGACACCGGCGCAGTGCTGTTTACCAACGAACCATTCAGATCAAGACCCAGAGCCGCTTGCGAGCCAGCAGGCCATGCAGAAGCAGTCTTGTTGGTGATAGTGATACCCGCAGACACGTTGCCAAACGACAGCGTGAAATCTTTAGGGTAGTTATAAATGTTGTTTCCGATTTTAAGCGTGTGCTTACGATCAGAGATTTGGAAGTTGCCCGAGCCGAGGTTGGCGTTCGGAGCATTGTTCTGGTAGTAGTTTTGGCTTGCGTTGAATGGCACCGCTGGGTACCCGACAACTACAGTGCCGTTTGCTGCTACGTTTGACGCAAGAGCGAAAGTTTGGACGATTTGATTGACAGCCATAATGTTTCTCTTTCCGGCAGACCATCGCAACGTTCTGCCAAAGGGTTAATGCAACCAAAACGATTGCGTCGAGGGGGCGATAGGAACTCCCGTCACCCCCTCTGCGCAAGTGTCTTAGACGATTTTGTAAACGCCTGACGTATTACGCTGTTTAATGATAAGCCCCGCAGTCAGTGTTACTGCACGATAGAGCACGTATTTTTCTGGCGGACGTGCCGGATTGTGCTTTTTCATGTACTCGCCATCCATAACCATCGGCATGACGTTTTTCACGTCGATGATGTAGCAACGAGCAGCTTCGCCGAGATCGTCAAGCGTAGGGTCATACTCAAAGTTAATGCCTTTGAGAGACACGTCAGCCATGCCGATGTCGATTTTGCCAGACTTAGCCCAACCCTCGAGAGTGTAATTGCCTTTAGCGCGCAATTCTTTCTCGAGCTGTGTCAGGAAGTCCGAACCGCAAAGCGCAATATGTTCTGGCGAACCGTAACGGCGCAATTGGCGCAGCTCAGTTTGCAAGAAGTTTACCAGCACTTGCTGAGTAGGGTCAGAACCTACAGCGATAGCAAGGTTAGCGCGATTCTGCCACCATGTGTTTACTACTGGATCAAGGCCGCCGATGATAGCGCTAGAAGTAGGCGCATCTACGATGAACGATTTAATGCCCGGGATTTTTTTACCATCCTGAGTACCATCCAGCCAGTACATACGGTTCAGATCACGCGCAGAGCCTTCGGCCATGTCCTCGATCTTATCTTGGAACAAGTTAGCCAAAACTGTTGCTTCGCGGTCGCTGTGCTCTGATTCGCCAGTGCCGTCAGTAGTGTCGCTGATAGAAATACCATCTTCTTTCAGCTCGGTCAGTGTAACTTGAATACCCCAATGCAACTCTTTCCATGGAAATGTTGCGGTTTTGATATTCGCAGGGTTTTTGTAGGTAACGGTATCGTCACCAGAATAGCCTTGCACAGTCGTAGCGTAATCGCCTTTTACGCGTACAGTGATGTTGCCTTTGCCGCCTGGAAAAGTCTTGCGGCGGTTGGTCATCTCACGCAGTAAAGGCTTGTCTTGGATGGTGCTTGAAAACACTTCACCTTTTGACAAATGGTAGTCTAACGCGGCGTTTGCTACGTTATCGAGTTCTTGTAATGATAAAGGCATAATTCAACCCCTCCCAGGGTACAGGTTAAGCGCGGGCTAATGCTCCACTTATAGCATCTTTCAAAGAGCCGGGTACAGCTTTAGCGCCAGTTACAGTGTTTACGCCTGTGGGAGTGCTACGAATCGGATTTCTAGCTGGTCGCATCTTGGAAAGAGTAGCCGTGACTTCCTTTTGAAATTGCTCTGCCTTCGCGACAATAGTTTTTGCATCAGGAATCGGCTCTTTACCCATCTCAATACGCGCAACGTAAATATCCATCTTCTCGCGCCACAAGGCATGCTTATGGCCATGATCCGGGTCGCGTTTCTGCCAGGTATTTTCCCAATTGGTTATCGCCGTCGCTACCGCGTTGCCTTGGTTTGCCAGTTCGGACTGCTTCTGCGCTAACGCTTCGGCCTCCGCCTGTTCTTCCGCTTGCGTCTTCTGGTGAGTCGTAACGACTCGAGTAGCACGCGCGCGTGATATTTCCAAAGCTCGCTCCTCGCTGATGACCCCCGCTTTGACCTCTTCGGCCAAATCAGGAGAGAGCACCTCGCCCGCTAGTGCGGCAAGGCTCTGCATGAGCGGTGTAAGGAGTTGATAGGCGCGGGCAGGATCGTTATTGACCGCAAGCATCATCTCTACACCTGTGCGGAAATCATCATCTGTCAACCCGCCTTTCTTGAGCTTCACAGCCCCGTCAAAGAGGGTGTTCAAATTGTCCTTCGACAGATTATTCTCTGCAACGAAAGACTCAATCCGCGCCATGCGCTCGGCTACTGGTTTCAGAGTAGAAATCTCTGTCTCTGCACCTTTAGCCCGTTCGAGGAGCTGTTTAACGCGGCGACGAGTTTTGGCTGGATAACTTTGGAGTTCTTCCTGGGTTACATCGCCAAGGTCATCCCCTTCGGCGGCTTTTGACTTATCTTGCGATTCGTCAGTAGCTGCTTCTGCGGCTGCCTCTGCACCTTTCTCATCGCCAGAGCCGGACGATTGCTCTTCTCCCGCGCTTAGTGCCGATTTAACGGCATCAAGCATGGAGGGTTTTTCGGTCACTTCCGCGGCGGACGAGTCTGCGGTATTTACGTCCTGTGTATTCTCAGAGAGCTGAGAGTCTTGGCCATTATCGAGGTTTTCATCGACGTGGCCTTGTTTCTCAAGCTCGTCGGTTGGTGGGACCGGCATATTGACACCTTATTTTTGTTAGGCACAACGCCGTTATAGCGTTGCTTCCGTACAGAATAATGCCACTGCATAGTCGTGGTGTCAACAGCTTTCGTCACGATAAGATTAATAAAATCTCTTCGTCGTCACGAAGAACGGCCATTCTCTTTGATTTTGTTATATTTTCCTGCTCGCGTATGAACGCATCGACGTTATCCGCCACGTTTCTGGTGTAAGTTTCTATAGACGGCGCGGCCTCATCTTGGCGTTGCAAACTTATTGCTTGCGGCTCCTCGATGTGCTTACGTGGGCTTATCGCTCGTAAGACTAGATCCTTGAATCTCCGATTGCGTGAGCGATTGGACTCGGGGGCAGGCTTCGGGGTTGTGTGCTTGCGATAAATGCGTCTACGGAACCCGCCGCCAGGCGCCGCCTCTTTCTCGACAGGTGCCTCTGAAAAGAATCTTGGCTCGAAATGCTTGGCTCCAAAATGTTTAGCGCCAAAGTATTTCATCAGCTGACATCCAATGTGATCGCCGTGCGGTTGCCAACATCGCTTACATTCGCGATTAAACGGTCTTTTGTGTCATCGACGCTTCTAAACACCTCAGTGCCCGTGCCAGCCCCCGACACCTTGCCTGCCAGCACTGCCGCCATGATGCGCACAAGCTCTTTGGCCGTAAATGTCGATTCCATGACCTCGCTCCAAACGTCTAGCGGAATGTCGGCAACATTAAGGGCTATGCCATTTACTTTCTCACCCACCGTACCCGCGCCGAACTGAGTCGGGTCAGCCGCCCACACATCTGCCGCTGAAATAGAAGTGGCAAAATTCACTGGTGATACAGGTAATCCACCTGACCACAAATCCATACTGCCGAGATTGAGGTTCGAGCCTTGCGGAAGTGGTGCGGTGAAGTCATCCACATAGAAATACGCATTGCTACCTGCTGCATCGGTTTTACCTGAAACCTCAATGCTAATCTGCCCAAAGGTTGTCGTAGGAGTGATGGCAGTCTGTATGAATTGCCAGCCTGTAACTTGTGCTGCCTCAACATATTCACTATCCGCGCCATTATCGAACGTGACGGTGAGTCGTGGCATCTGATGTGTCCCCGCCCAATACGCAGCGTTGTTGATGTTTATCCACACGCCCAGCGACATGGTTAGGCTTTGGATATTGCCAACGGGTAAGTCTTGCCGCCAGTAGGTTGCAGACGTGCTAGATTTTGGCTGGAAGCGCATTGCATAGCCGCCAGCAGTATGGGCAGTTGTATCCGCCAGCCCCGTGCCTGTGCGGTAAATGTCGCCATAGGTTTGCAGCGTGTAGTCAACATTAGCAGCGTTCACGTCTTGGAAGCCTATCTGCGTCGCTTCGGCAGTATTGGCTATGGTTGTCATATCAATAACTGGATTGCCTGTGATGCCCTTAATCTGCACGTCGGAGAACGCCTTACCGTTAGAGGCGATGTCCCAAGTATTTGCCACCTCATTTCCAAAGGTGACGTTGGTTATAACCGAATCCGAGTTCACGCCCTCGAAGTTTATTCCTACAAGCGAGCTATTAATTGTTACGTCGTTGACTGTACCTTTAATCAGGTTGGCAATCCTTACCGCGCCGGAGTTACCGCCAGTACCTACGTTCGCGCCCCACACCTCGATACCATCCCAACGTGAGTTCACCCCACCGACGAAAAGCCCAGCCCGCCCCGCACCTACACTATCAACGTAAATGTTCTCGCCTTCTTGTGGAATTGCTGCTGAGTTAGGAAAATCCAAAGTTCCATTCACCACGCCATTCGTAGGACAGCGCATAATGGTGATGTCGTATAAACGAAGGAAGCCACCAGCATAAGACACGGCTGGGTTGCCTGACAGAATGTTGCCGTAAACAAAGCCGCCGACTATGCCTGACTTGGTAAATATACAGTTGTCAAATGTCGTCCCACGAATAGGGGCTGGGCCGGATTGCAGGAATGGTGCGTAGGCTTGTCCGTAGCTGTTCAGCGCAGTGCTGTTGAGCATAATGCAATCTTCAAAATAGTAGCCCGCGTTATAGGCCGCATCTTCAACCGAAGCTTGGTTGTTCGAGCCTAGGAAGTAAGCCAACTCAAAAAACACACCCACACAGAATAAGTTGGAAAATAGCCCAGTGCTGGATGCAAAGCTGTACGCAGTCGTGCCGCCTGTGCGACGTATGCTTACGCCATACCCTGTATTGTTCGTGGCGTTGTTATAGGTCTTGATGACCTTCGCGCCAGCAATAGACGGGCTTGTGAGCAGCCCTGCCGTGAAGTTTATGGTATTGCCCACGATAGACGTGATGCGATGTCGGGGCGCTCCACACTCATCGGTAAGATAGGACTGCCGCTTGCCTATCATGATGAAGTCATCAACTGCAAAACCAGTCACATCGTCAACGTTTACCGCAGTAGCACCTACGTTGACTTGCGCCGTACTGATTGCCTCGCGTCTTGCAGGAGATACACCATAGAAGAATAGAGAGCATCTTGCCGTTTCTGAGCCACCAGCCTGAAAAGCTGCCGCGTCTGTGAACCCACTACCGCCCACCGTCCCAACCGTAGGAGTCGGCAGCACTATTTTGCACAGGTCGGCAGCGATAGGATTGGTAGAAGTCCCCGCCCTGAACCCTCCATGAGTGGAAAGAATGACCAGCCCGTCTAACTGGAGCGTTACCAAGGAAGCAATCGTGTCAGGGATACGCATGAAAGCCACGTTGTCAGGCGTAGGGTCTAGGTTGCGGCATACCCACGCGCAGAACCCTCTGTTGCCTGTAGAGATACCTGCGTAGGCTTTCAGCGTGAAACTTGCCGTGAAGTCCACATAGTTCTTAAATATGATGAAGTCTGCGCCGCTCGTCGGAGTCAGTTGCGTATCGCACCATGTAGCGTAGATATAGCGGTCAGCCGCTACCCCGCCCGTGTTCACCTTGCAGATGTCCCAGTGAGAAGGTTGTGCCCCCGCTGCGGA